TTCCCCGGCGTCTGGCGCATATAGCCCCACCGCTCAGAACCCGGCGCTGCGCTGATCATCGCCCGCGTTGGCGCACCAGAGACAGCCGCCCATGCGACGGTAAAGCCGCCCATGCCATCAGCCGTTGGCGTCTTGGCTTCGATCGACACGACCTCACGCAGCATCCCGGCGGTGTATTGGCAGCACTTCATGTCGGATACACCTCAATGCAGTCAAAGGCCACGGCCACGTCGGTGGTGGATGTGTCGGTCTTAGCCAGAAACCCAACGTCCGTCAGTTGGTTAATCCTGATCGGAGGGTCAAAGGTGAATTGCGCGTTTCCGAAGAATGCCGGGAACTCTTGGATCAGGATCATGGCATCATAAGGCGGGGCGGATTGCAGAATGCCAGACCGCTCAAACATTACGATATTTGATTTGTTCGACGGCTCGGCTTGTAGCTTGACGTTGGTAATCAGCAGCGTGCGATTGCGCGGGACCGTATATGCGCCGATTTCCGTATCACCGCGCGGGATATCGGTGTCCTGAATGGTGGCCCAAAGGTTGCCTGCGTCGTCTTCAATGTTGATCGATGCCACATGGGACAGCGCCGTCTGCGTGGCATAGGTGCCAGATGTGGAGACGCGCGCATCGGCTAGGCGCAGAAACCGATTAACCGTCAGGGCCGACGCAGATGCGCCCGCCGTTGCGATTGTTTCGGTGATGTAATCGCCATTCACATCTAGGCCAATCAGCGTCACAGAGCGCGCCCCAGCGCCGTTGGCAGTGTCGGCAGCATTTCCCCCGGATCGAATGCGAAGGAACGGCGCAGCGGCCACCTGCGGCGTCCTATAGACGCCTGCGCGCGAGACAGGAACGAATGTCCCGCCGACAGTAGTATTGCGCCCGAAATGCCTGAGATATCGATGCCCCGAAGCGATGCCGCGCGATATATCAAGGCTGGACGGGTAGGTCATACGCGCTTCACCTTGAACTGGCTTAGGATGCTTCCTGCCGAGGCCATCGCGTCGTCCACAGAGCAATCATCGCCGCGATGGGTGTAGAGATAGGATGCGACCGACTTCAGCGCGCGGATCAGCGATGTCGGAACCGATGCGCCCGTGGTGCCGTAGCCCACGACATAATCAATCTCAATGCCGTTAAAGTCACGCAGCGCGATTGGCCACGTCGCGCCAAACTTGAGCGCCATGCGTCCCGGCGTTTGATAGGTGTCGATGTCGAATGTGCTGGCAATCGTCACAGTGGTCGCTGTGCCGTATTGGTCGTAAACGCGGACGGCAGACAGTGATTGCAGCGGCCAGCGCGGGAGTTCAATCGCGCGCGGGATGCCCTGCATATCGACCAGCGCGCCCTGCCGCGTGCCTTCCCACCACGGACCATTGCCAAGCGGCCACGTATCTAGCACCAAGCGCCAGGTCTGCGTGATGAATGCCACGCCAAGTTGGTCTTCGATCATCTGCCGCGCATCGGCAATCAGAGAGTTTGCCTCTGCGTCGGGCAGGCCTGCGGTCGTCTCGCGCAGGTGATCCCGCAGGGTTGCAGCCGTCATCGGCTCGGACGCGGGTTTAACCGTGACCACATGCCCCCGATAGGCATACAGCTTGATCGGCTCTCGCAGGCTCATTTACGCGCCTTTCCGATGCGGGCGGGTTTGGTTTCCAACGCCTCTGCGGGCTTGGTTTCGATGATTGCCTCTGCATAGCCGTCAGCAATCGCCCATGCGGCCACGATGCCATCAACGGTGTCGCCAAAAGCAAAATGCTGGACCGTCACGCCATCAGGGGCGCAGCGATAGCCATTGCGGGCGGTGATCTTTGCGTCTGCCATTGATGCCTCCTGAGCCTTTATTGGTAGATGGGGGCCAGTTTCCCGGCCCCCACGTTAAGATCAGGTGGACGCGGTGGTCGAGCCAATCGCAGTGGTCGGCGCAGTGCGCGGCTTGCCACGGTGGAACAGCACGCTCACGATGGCGTTGGTCCCGGTCGTGCCAGTGAACACGGCGCGGACATAGCGGTTCTTGCCGATATAGCCAATGCCGCCGACGACCAGATCGTCCTGCGTGTCTGCCGTAACCGAAACGGTCGAACCGATCAGTTCATCAGCCGGAACGTCAACGAAGGACGTGCCAAGCGTGCTGTCCGAGTGTTGCAGCTTCATGGTGAAGCCTGCCGCATCGCCAGCGTCCGTAACCGTCCCGGTCAGCAGATAGGCAGTCAGGCCAGCGAAGCCCTGCATGTCGATCAGCGCCGAGGCGTTGGGGGTCGTGCCGGAAAGCGTCTGCAACGCTCCACGGGTCATGTTGTTGTTGGAAATCAAATCGCGCATGATTTTACTCCTTGTGCGCTAGAGGAAAGGCGCGGGCAGGATCACCCGCGCCCTCGTTCATTAGGAAGCGAACTGGATCAGCTTGAGGGCTTCGCCGTTCACAACCGTCCCGCCCGTGCGCTTGGTCGCGTAGAACAGGATCTTCGGCTTCGCGGTGTAGGGGTCGCGCAACATGCGGATACCCTGACGGTCCACGATCTGGTAGGCCTGACGCATGTCGCCCACAGCGATGGACAGCGACCCGGTGGCCGGATCGGGCATGTCCTCGAAGGCTGCGACCGGGTAGCCCAGAACCGTGGCGGGCTGGCCCGCCGCGATGCCCGGCGACCACAGATAGGCGCCGTCGCTGTCCTTCAGCTTGCGAACAAGCCGAGTGGTGGCGCGGTTCATGAACCACGTCGCGTTGGCACGATACTGAGCCTTGAGGCTGTAAAGCGCGTCGATCAGAACGTCACCGCCGCTCGGTGCAGCCGCAAAGCCGCCGTTGACGGTGGTCTTGATCTGCTCAACGCCCAGCGTCAGGTCGGTCGAGTTGGCGAGGGTCAGGAAGCCGCGCGGCTTGTCCACGCCGTTGCCGGAAACGAAGGCATTGTTTTCGGCGCGGGCGAAGCGGTCCGCGATCTTCGCGTCAAGCCACGTTTCCAGCGGGACGATGGCGTCGTCCAGAAGCTGCTGCGTTGCGTCAGGCATCGCATACATTTCGTGGACCGGGATGCGCCACTTGCCGACCGCCGGGGTCGTGGTGACGGGACGGGCTTCCAGTTCGCCGACCCAGCCGAAGCCAGTTTCGTCGTTGTCGTAGTAGCCTTCGAGAGCATCGGTCGAGATGACCTGCACCGAGGCATAGGCGCGCATCGGGGAGGTTTCGAAGATGCGCTGAACGATGCGGCCCGACATGTCGGAATAGACGAAGTAACCGCCCGCGCTATCCTGGCCGACCGAAAGCGCCTTGCGCTCCGCATCGCCCAGCATGTCGAGGTTGAAGTTGACGCGCATCAGCCGCTCAAAAGCCGACTTATACTCGGTCATGTCCTTGGCGGTGAACTCACCAACCGACCGCTTGGTGGTCAGGCTTGCTTCAGCAGCCCACTTGGCAGCTTTGGCGTCCAGATCCATCTCTCCGCCGTCAGCAACAAAGCGCGCCTGACGCTTGGCAGCGAGGACGGCCTCATCGGCTTTCTTCTGCGCGGCATCAAGGGCGGCTTCGATCTTCGCCATCTTGGCTTCGGTTTCCGGCAGGGCCGAGCCGAGACGCTTGATTTCTGCATCACGCTGGTTGTCGGTTTCCTTGAAGGCTTCAAAAGCCTTCTGGATGTCTTTCACGGCCTCGACGGCCTGCTTAATGTCCTCGGACATGGATGGTCTCCTTGAGTTTGCCGAGTTGGTCAATAAGGGCTTTCACGCCCTCGCTTTCCGCCTCGCCAGACCCAGCATCCCGCTGTCCTGACAGGCCTTTGAAGCCATGCAGCGCAATGGCTGTGGCCTCTTTGCGGCTATATCCTGCATCCCGCAGAAACGCCTCAAATTCTCTTTCCGTCGTGATTGACTTAACGCTTGTCACCTTGGCATCCGGCAGCATCGGGAAGGTCACAAGGCTGATCTCGTGCAGTTCGACTTCCATCAGCTTGCGGACGCGCCCGCCTGCCTCGTCGGTGGCGGCAATGGTGCGATATCCGATTGACATGCTATCCAGCGCGCCAGCACGCAGCAGGGCCATTGCCTCGCGGCCTTTGGCGACTTCTTTGAGCAGGCGGCCACGGACGAACAGACCCCGGTCATCTTCGCGGATTTCGTCCCAGACGCCGATGGGCTGCGACACGTCGTGCTGCCACAGCATCTTGACCTTGCGGCCCGATCCCAGCGACTTCATGAACGCGCCGCGCTCGACCACATCCATGCCTTGATCGACAACGCCGAAGACGCTGGCGTAACCTTCAAAGATGCCATCTTCATCGGGTTCTCGCTTGATTTGAAGGCTGACGGCTTTGTGTTCAACTTGCGCCATGCTCTTTTCGTCTCCTTGCCTGCCGATACGTTCGGCCCATGTTCTGCCAGGATCACCGCCCCACAAATCCCACGCGATGCGCCATGCGGTCGGGCCGCCGTCTGGTTCTTTGGCGTCGTAATGCTCTGAGCGGTTGGCGCCATGCCGCGCGAAGAACGACCGCATCCGCGCCACGGTTTCGTCGGATAGATTGGCGCGGTTGGCGATATCGCGGGCGCGGGCAACGCCAACCTCGGTTCCGCCGCGATTGTATTTCTGCCGCCATTCTAAAGCGCGCTCTGCCACGTCAGCCATCTGCGCGGTGGGCTTGTGGCCTTCTGCCTTGCCTTCCCACTTGGAAATGCAAACGGCATAACGCTGGTCGGTATCTGGAAAGTCGGCAACGGCTTCAGCATCGCCCATGCAGCGGCTGATGAAATCTTCCTGATTTTCGCCGCTTCTAGGATTGGGCATGGGCATCCGCCTGAGCAATTTGCAAACCTATACCATAAAGCGGGACATTTGCAAAGGACGCGGGAAGCATCAGTATGTCACAAAGTGATCGGGCCTTCAGCATCGACGCCCCTTCGGTTGTTCTGCCTGATCTTCTGCACGATTGCATAACCCTCTTTGATTTGCTCGGGCGATGCTCGGTATGTGTAGTTAACGCCCCTTTTGGGCAACGACAAACACAAGTTTGCATTCTCAACCTTCACAATCAGATAGGGCAATATGACAGCCAGAAGCTCCCTCGCGGCCTGTCCAGTGACTTGATACCTGTGAACGGGCCTCCAGTTTCGCTGATCTTGATCTTCCCTGACAGGCTTTGATTTGGTGAAATATGCGCAGCCATACCCAACTGTTTCTTTTACCCACTCAATCAGGTCGAAGTTTGTGTTAACCAATAGAACAATGACATCTGGAGCCGCTAGACCGCCGTCTTTCAGTTTCTTTGATGATGCTGTTATTGTTCCATCTGCATCTATCATTCCAGCAAGATATGCCCTTCTTTCAATTGGCATATTTTTGATCTTAGAGAAGTCATGATCCCTCTTAAAGCTGCCCAATTTTGCCTCCGCGAGTTAGACACTCAGTCTAACACCATATAGGCAACAGTGCAACGACATGCTATCGTGTTCCACGGACTGCCCGCCTCGTCGCCGGGATACATCAGCGCCTCGCCGCCGACGATGAACGGCTGATCCATAGCGACGATCTGCTCATTGGCTTCTGCATGGAACGGACGGGTGCGGGCATCCTCTGCCGCGATCCATTCCTTTTGCAGCGTGAAGCCGATGGTCTTGGCCACCTGATTAGCCCCGAAGTTAGCAGCGCCATGCGTTTCGGTGCGGGCGATAAGCGCGCCGCGTTGGGCTGAGATCGACGGAACGGCTTTAGCAATGCGCTGCGAGATCTGCGCCACGCCAAGCCCCTCGGCCTGCCCGATGCGGACCTGGGACACGATATTGGCGCGGGTGGTTTCTGCGACGGACGTGATGCGGCGGCGGATCATCTCGCCGAAGATCCATTCATCGGCAAGGCGCATGAAGAAATCAAAGAAGGACTTGGTTTCCAAATCTCGGCCAAATGCCTTACCTTGATCCAGCATGTCATTTCCGAATGCCGTGATGCTGGATCGTGCCATCTCGCGCCAGAGTTCGATCAGGCGCGGGATGGTTTCTTCCGGCAGGTTCGGGATTGATCCCGTGCGCGCGTAGGCGTCCAGCATCAGCCGCATGGCCCGCGCTATTTCGGCGGCCAGCTTGCCGCGATATTCGCGCTCAAGTTTGCGAAGCTGGATCTGCTGCCGTTTGACGTTATTGAGCCTGCGCGCCATAGCCCACCGCCAAGGCGTCCTGTGCGCTTAGGGCTGCATCGCCAAGGGCGATCTGGCCCATGCCGATAAAGACCTGATCCCCGCCATCAATTGGGTCGTATCCCATCGCCTCGCGCTTTTCGTTGATGGTCAGGACCGTTGATGCGTTGACCATTTCCCAAAGCGTGCGGCGCTTGTCCACGATGGCCGGGATTTGGTCCATGTCCGCGCGGATTTCGACGCCGAAGGGTTCGCCGATGAACGCGGTGAACTCTTGCGCCAAGCGATCAACGAGCGGGACAATCGTATCCTCCCAGAACGACAGGCGGGCTTCGGAATAGTTGGAATAGGTGTTGTCGCCGGGAATGCCGAGCAACTGGGGCGGCACGCCGAAGGCAAGGCAGATATCGCGGGCTGCGGAATGCTTGGCCTCGACGATGCCCATGTCAGTCGGCGACAGGCCCATCTCTTTCCAATCTAGCCCACCTTCAAGCAGCATCGGGCGGCCCGCATTGCCGCCGCCTTGATACTGGCCTTCCATCTGGGCCTTGAGGCGGTTGTATTGCTCATCAGTCAGGCCTTCGCCTGATACGAGAGCACCAGACGGGCGGGCGCTGTTTTGCAGCAGCGCCTGCACCCACTTCATGGCCTCGTTGTGCTGATCGATGGCATAGGCTGCGGCCTCGACCGGGGCTTGGCCATACCAATCGTTGAGCGGGTTAAACAGCTTCATATGCCGGATGTCGCTGTTGCCGTTTTCATCAACTGGCCAAGTGACGCGGCGAGAGTTGACCTCGTAGATGTAGGCCTTGGGCGTTCCGTTGGGGCCGGGGACGACCTTCATGCGATCAGGGCGATGGGTGTAGAGTTCGCGCGGCTGGTTGGAAACCATAATCCGCTCGTCGTAGCTATTCCCCGAAATCATCAGATAACCAATCTTGGCTTCGATGAAGTCTCTGCCCGATTGCATGGGGTTCGGGTTATTGATCAGGTCAAGGGCCGGGCTTTGCGTGACTTCGGTTTCGCCGCGAAAGGCGACCCAATGAACGGACGCGACGGCCTCGGCGATCTTGTTGATGGCCTGATAGGCGATGACGTTTCTAACGTAGGCTTCTTCGGCGAATGACTTGTAGTCGCGCGGCGTCCAAACGGGTTGGCCGGGATTGATGACAAGGACGGATTGCGCCTGGCTTTCCTTGACTTCAGGTTTAGCGAACAGTCTTGGCAGCTTCATCTAAACCTCACAGGGCGCGGATGGATGGCGCGGAAACGGGCGTGATCAGTTCTGCAACCGCGTCGAAAAGCGGATCTAGCTGGTCGTCGTGCGCGCCATTTGGGAACACAGAAGCCTCCGCAAGAAAGTCAGAAAGCCATGCGGCCTGTCTGGGTAATAACACGTTTCCCGTCTCTATGCTAGGCGCGGCGTCATATGCCCGCGTTACCTTATCCCGGTCGCGGCCAATCGGGATAACCGGGATGCCTTCGCGCTTGAGCGTTTGGATCAGCCCAGTGCCGGATGACTTGTCTTCGATCTTCATGGCGCGCAGCGGGCCGGGTCCGTCTTTGTGCTTGGCCCAGAAGGCGCGGGCTTGCACGAGGAGTTCCGGCGCTTCCCATTTGCTGCGGATTTGATCGATGAGTATGGCCTGCCCGTTGTGGGTATACCCCCAGCACTGGAAGACGCTGTAATCGTTTTGCGTGCCTGTCTTCTGGGCGGTGTCTGCGAAGATCAGGCGGTGGGATAGCTGCGGGATGGCGGTGTAGTATTGCCACCATTCATCCTTGATGATGCCGCCGCCGATGGGCGCGGGGCGTTGCTGCATTTGGCCTGCCCACGCATAAGATCCGATGGCCTTCTTGTCGCGCTCAATGACGTGGGGCGGAAAGCGTTCCGGGAACATTAATTCGCCTTCGACCGTCCGCGGGTCGGTCCATCCGATGCTGGTGGTGCGGCTGTTGCCAACTTCAAACTCCATTGGGATGCAGAGGTGTTCGTATCCAAGCCCTTCGGACAGGACATAGCCAGACGGGTCGCGCTCATGTAGGCGTTGCATCACGATGATGATGGCGGATGTTGCTGGATCGTTTAGGCGGGTCGGGATGGTTTCGGCCAGCACCCGCAGGGCTGTTTCGCGGGCGGCATCGCTGTGTGCCTTTTCCGGGGAAAGCGGATCGTCAAGCCCGATGGTATGGCCACGGCGGCCTGTCATGCTGGCGACGGCGCAGGCTTGGCGAAAGCCGCGCTTTTCATTCTCGAAATAGAGCTTTTCGTTTTGGTCGCCTTGAAGCCGCAGCGGCCAAAGGCGTTGATACCAAGCGCTGGTAACAAGTTCGCGGGTGAGGCGGTTATCACGGACGGCTAGGCCCTGTTCATGCGCTGCGCCGATGTAGCGATGCCACGGCTGTTGGCATGGCCCCCAGAGCCAAGCGGAATACATCACGCCGACGAGAGTTGATTTTGATGCGCCAGGCGGGACGTTGATCAGCAGGCGGTTGGTTGTGATTTCGCCGCGCGCCAAGGCTTGCAGGTGGTCGCATATCGCGTCCATGTGCCAATTCCAGACAAGGCGGTCCGGGATGATGTGTGGCCATGCGCGCTTGACGAAATATGCAAAGGACCGCGCGCAGAGAATGCGCTCGGCTTCGTCGAAGTCTATCTGCCGTGGGTCAATCGTTCTTTGCAGCATCTTGCGCCGCGATGATTTCGGCCAGTGCTTCGGATGACAGGCTTGATAGGTCGATCTGCTTAGGCGTCATTGATCCATCGCTAGAGGTATGGTCGATCTGATGCCGTTCCCGCCAACCAGCGCGGGTTTTCATCCAGAAGATCATGGCGGTGGTATCGCCAGCCTTGGCCTTGTTGAACAGCGCACCGCCTATGGTCGCGTTGGCCTGTGCGGAGGCGAGATCCAGTTCTTCGCGATAGTGCTTGCGAAGTGTCTTGGCATCGATGCCGATGATGTCGGCGATGACTTCGTGCGTTGTGCCGATGGTGGCGTGCAGCTTTACAAGCTGGCGCTGCGCGTCAGTCGGGTAGTGGGTGCGGTCCGGTGGGTTTGTCATTGCATCACCTTTGGAGCGTGCGGGTCAGTTCTGCCCTGCCGCTCTGGTGGCTGGTCGCCACTGATCGCCTGCTTCGCACGCTTGGGGTATGGTTTAGACAGTGGCAGGATACGCTCTCGCATTTCTGCGTCAAGTGGCATGAGGTATCGGTGTTTTCCGGGAACAGTGACAACGCTTGCATTCGGGTCTCGCCTTCTAGCGCCGTCAATGTTTTGCACAAGGCCAGCCGATCCCAATGTCCTTGGATGCGTCAGTCTTCCATTGATCATATAGAATTTCGCAGCGTCACCTTGGCCACTATAAATCCAGTTCCCGGCTTGATAGATGCCTCCATGATGCCCTTGCGTTGTGTCTGCGAAAGACACAATCAAACGCAGACCTGGGTTTGCGTTGTGCATCCATTTATTAGCGATAGCGGCAATTCTTGACACTGGTGTTTTATGTTTTGTTAAAGCAATCCTCACCAGTTCAATGCATTGATCTTGCTCAAGGCCATATGGCTTACCGAGATTTGGCGTCGCCCCACTTCCATAAATCACAACGCCAATAAACTTCCCGTCTTCCCATGCTCCAACCTTGGAAAGTTTCGATTTCGGCACGCATTTGCTGTAATGCCAATTCTCGCAGGCATACTTCGCAGCTTCATGCGTCGCCCAATCTATGCGAAGATTAGCCTTGCCCATGTTCCCTCAGATCAAAGTCTTGGCCACAATGCGGACATTGAACCATCTTCGGCGCAAGTTCATCTAGCTTGCCTTGGTCATCTTCAGTTCCTGGTTCAAAGTTTGGTTCATCAAACAATGCTGTTAGCTCGCCAAGCTCAAACCCCGTTATCGTCAGATCGAAGCCTTGGCTGTCCAAATCCTGCAATTCGACTTTCAACAATTCGTTGTCCCAGCCTGCGTCAAGCGCAAGGCGGTTGTCAGCGATGACATAGGCGCGGCGCTGGGCATCGGTGAGGTGCGATGCTTCGATCACTGGCAGATCGGCCAAACCCAGCTTCTGGGCGGCCATGACGCGCCCGTGGCCTGCGATGATGCCATTCTGTCCGTCCACGATGATAGGGTTTAGAAAGCCAAATTCGCGGATGCTGGCGGCGATCTTATCCACCTGTTGCGGCGAGTGAGTGCGGCTGTTTCTGGCATATGGGACGAGCGATGCCACTGGAACGGTTTTATATAGGGGAAATGGGTTCACTGTTTTCTCCCGGAACAGACCTGCCACTGTTGGCTTGGCATGATACGCCTGCTTGCTTTGAAAATAAAGCCCATCCCCAAAAGAGAAGCCTATCCCCAAAAGAGAAGCCCAGCCGAGGGAGGGTCAGCTGGGCCAGTTGCGGACAGGCGTGTCCAGCAGGGAGGTCGTGCGGGGAGTGTAGCACGTTATCGCTTGACCGCCAAATACGAAAACAGCCCCGGCCCAGCGCGTTTGCAGAACAGGAACACGCGGGCTTGCGCCTCGGCTTGTGCTGCGTCTTTGCGGTGCGGCCCAGAGCAGCTTTTGCCGACGCTGTAGACGATCCTGTCCCCCTTCTCCGCCTCTGCCAGTGCGGCCCAGAACTCGCCCTGTTTGCGGTCGCTAATGTCGATGGTGGTCATGCTACCCGCCAAACATTCAACTGATTGTTTATCGTTTTAGTTTTGAACCGCTTGTTTGCCTTGCTGGCGTATGCGTGAACTGTGACCGTAGTTTTCGCATTCGGCCTTCCCATGTCCCCAACGTCGAGAACAATCCTATCTCCAACCTCCATTTCTTTCCACGGCCAGTCAGGCCGCGATCCGTAGCGAACAGGCTCCGAGCCATCAGCCTTGAAAAGCGTATACATATCTGTCCCTCCATCATTGTATAAAAACAATAAAAAGTATTGCATTCGCGGTCAACTAGAAACTTCCCATCTGATGGAGAGAGATACCTAGAAAAGTATCGCTAATGTATCGCTGATTTCTAACTTGTAAGCCTTTGAATTATTTCAATTATTATTCTTATATAGATAAGTAGAAGTAGTAGTAGATGGGGTGGAAGAAGAAGAGACCCCTTATAGGGGCCTCTTCACGGGCCGACTTATGTGTGTCCCTAGGGCTACTTAAGAAAAACTCTAATTAAGGCGTTTTTATTATAAATTTCAAACACTTACTAGTTAGAAGCAGCTCTAACTAACGCTCTACTTAAGCGCATCACGGCACAAACCATAGGTCAATCACATTCCCAGCGCGCTTGCGCCTGCCATCCTCACGGCGGATCATACCAGCGCGCAGCATCTTCGACAGAATAGGCTCCAAGGCCTCAATTTTGATCTTCATCCTGTTGGCCAGCACCTTGGTTGATGCGCCTTTCTCTGGGTCGATGTAATTGATGACCCGCGCGGCGATGGCTTCCTCTGGGCGGTCCTTGGAGTTGTCGTTGGCGAAGACCAGCTTGATCTTGGCGTCCAGTTCGGCGCGGACATAGGCGAAGGCCCAACGCACATGCTCGGCGGTTCTCTGCGCCGTGGGGATGGCGAGGATAAAGCTGATCTTGGCGATCAACTCATAAGCCCGCCTGATCATCGCCACGGACGCCTCGCCAGTGTTCTCGCCCATCTCCTCGGCATAGGCATGCAGCCACTTGGAAACCTTGCGGAGCATTTCGCTGGCGTCGTCGTCGGTCTTCACAGGCTCACGGTCGCCGGAATATTCCACGCGGCCAGATCCCGATGTCATGATGTCGAAGTTTCCGCCGTGGAAAATCTGCGCCAGCTTCATGGCGAGGTTCTCAGGCATCGGGCGCTTGCGAAAGCCCTCCCGCTCCTCTGGGTTGTTGTCCGTCTCAGCCACGATTATCGCGCGGCCCACGAAGCCCTGCGTGGCTGTCTCGCCGTCCATGATCTGATCGAAGGTTCCCGGCGTGGTGAAGCCAACCACCGACAGAAACGGGCGGTCAAGCCCCTCGTCCACCATTCGCAGCATACGCTGGGCGCGGGCGATTAGATCATCTCGGCCATCGTCCTCGGCCTTCGACAGCATGGCACCAAACAGCTTGCGGAGTTCGCGCTTGGTGTCGCCTTGCAAAAGCATTCGGCTGTTTGCCTTCGAATAACCCGACATGATCGCGCCGAACACGCTTTCAAGGTAAGCCGCGCCACCGCGCCGCTGGGCGTTGCGGACCTTAATCAGAAAAATCCCGATTTCATCGATGATGTAATATGCCGCCTGATGCTCGATCAGGTTCCGCATGATCTCCTGTTCGGACTTGATCCCGCCTTGCAGCGCGTAATGCACACCAGCGGCGATGTGCAGGTCCGTGAGCGCCTGCATGACCGCCTCCTTGCCAGTGGCCGACGCAGCCACGGCAAAGGCCAGCAGGTTCGCTGTAACGCCGTCACGC